ATACGAACCATTGGCCCCTAGCTGGACCCAAGTCGGCCCAAGAATGGGCGTTTCTCAAGGGTTCGCTCGTGGCCCCACTACCTCGCATACGCTATCGCATAGCTGGCGATGTAATCAAGTTCTTCCCAACTCCTGGTCCAAGCTCGTCCAGTATATCCATGGAGTACATCAGCAAATATTGGTGCTACCCTGCGGGTAACCCAGGTGCTCCGGCAGCTTTGGTCGTATCTGACGGAGACATCGTTGAGTACAATCCTTGGCTTATGGTCAAATTCGTCAAGTTCAAGTTCTACGAGCTCAAGGGCTTTACGACCACAGGCGTACAGGCCGACTTTATGCGCGTATTCAACTCCTTGACCGGCAAGGATACGGGGGCTGAGAAACTCAATTTGGTTATGCGCCCTACCGACATGTATATTGGGTACGGTTCTATCCCTGACGGCAACTGGAATCAGTAATGTTCTTCCAAACCCCTGTTAAAGCGGTCAACGAACCCACCACAGTTCCCGCACCTATCGGGGGACTAAATGCGCGTGACTCTATAGCTGCGATGCCTCCTACGGACGCCATTGTACTACGCAATTGGTGGCCTCAGCCCTACGGTTGCTCGGTACGCAAGGGATACCAAGAGTACTCTACAGGATTGGCTGCTACAGTTAATACCATACAAGAGTGGGCTTCCTTGACGGGTACTCGCAAGCTATTTGCTTGGGCCGGTACTAACATGTTTGACGTCACCGCTACTGGCCCCGTAGGTGCGGCCATTGTGACGGGTTTAGTTGGTACTAACTGGGTGTGTACCCAAGTTACTAACGCAGCGGGTAACAACATTATTGCCGTCAACGGTATCGACAACGGTATCATATACAATAATTCTGGGGTAGCCAGACTTACGTTGGGCAGCGGCGTCACGGTAAATACTTGGGCTGGACTCGACCCCGCCAATGCCTCGCAGGTTATCGTACACCAGCACAGGCTATGGGCCGTTCAAAAGAACAGCAGCAATGGTTGGTATCTACCGCCTGACGCAATACAAGGTACGTTCGTCAAGTACGACTTTGGCCCATTATTCAACAAGGGTGGGTATCTCCAATTTCTCGCCACTTGGACCATAGACGACGGTAACGGGGCTGAAGACCACCTAGTAGCTTTGAGCTCCAACGGAGAGGCTGTTGTGTACGCGGGTACTGACCCATCTACCTCTACCACTTGGAATCTTGTAGGCGTGTACTTCGTCGGGGCACCTGTCAGCGGTAGGGTTGGGTTCGTCAAGGCAGGTGGCGACTTGCTCGCCTTGACCAACCAAGGCGTGGTATCTATGGCGGCGGCCTTGGTATCCACCAAGGTTAACCAAGCTGAGAATCCTTTGACCTCAAAAAAGATTCAGTTATTGATATCCAGCGCCATAGCAACCAACGGAGGGTTGGCCGGTTGGGACTTGAAATACTATTCCAAGCTCAACATGATTCTAATCAACGTACCCTCGGTTGTATCTGGGGGTACCACTCAATTCGCAGCAAATCAACTTACAGCCGCTTGGTGTACATTCTCCGGTATGGACGCCTCGGCTTGGGGTACGTTTAACACCAACCCTATGTTCGGCACTTACGATGGTAAGATTATATCTGCCTGGACTGGCGGCAAGGATGGGGTTCTAGTCAACGGTACAGGCGGTACCAACATAGTGTCTGAGGTACAGCAAGCCTACAATTACTTTGGTAAGTTGTCTACTCAGAAGCAAATAGGTTTGTACCAACCAGTGTTGGTCAATCAATACAACGTAGCTGTGTCCTCTACAATTGAGTACGACTTTGCTAGCAGCGTACTTACTTCTCCAACTGGTATACCAGCCTCGACTGGTTCAGCCAATTGGAACGGCGCAAATTGGGGTACGGCAGTTTGGGCTGGAGGCGCTAAGGTTCAGAAGCCTTGGCTGGGGGCTAACGGCATGGGTATAGCCGCGTCTCTGCGTATGATTACACAATCTTCAGGCGATACGCTTTGGGTGTCTACCAACTATAGTATGGTCGGTAGCAACAGCATACTATGATTGAGACCGCAGACCAAAAGGCGTTGGCTGATTGGCTGTCTGAGAAGACTGAGCTAACACCGACAAAAAATTTACGTTGCGTCGGTCGTAGAGGCTCGGAAGGGGGTATAATCGGTGTAGTTGGGTACGATGGGTTCACAGACGCATCAACTCAGATACATTTTGCTGGAGAAGGCAACTGGTTATCCAGAGGTCTTTTGTGGGCCATGTTCGATTATCCGTTCAGAGTTGCGAACGTGGAGTTGGTTTTTGGGTGTATAAAGTCTAGCAATCACCGGTCATTGAGACTGGCCAGACGGTTGGGTTTTAAACAAGAGCACGTTCTGCGTGGTATGTTTAGAGATTGCGATGGCGTTTTAATGTCTATGACTCGCGATGAGTGTAGATACCTGAGAGGGGCACAAAATGGGTAGTTTACTTGGTAAAGGTGGTTCTAGCGCTCCTGCGGCTCCAGACTACGCAGCTTTGCAAGCTCAACAACTTGCCAACAACAAGAAGTTGATTGAAGAGCAGACTCGGGCTAATAGGCCAGACCAAATTGGTCCCCAAGGTAGTTCTAAGTGGACCCAAGATGCGAACGGCAATTGGACCCAAACTATTGACGCTGGCGATGCGGGCAAGAACTACCAAGAGCAACAGGGCGGTCTACTCCGCATGTCTCAAGGCGCTACGGGTATGCTACCTGGGGCAATCGCCGATGCTTCAAAGGGTCTTGATACTTCAGGGCTACCCGCTTGGCGCGGATACGACATGGACCCGACTGGTAATTCCAAGTCCATACAAGACGCCACCTATTCGCTACTAAAGCCTCAACGTGACATTGCCAGAAACCAAGAGATTCAGCGTCTCAAAAATCAAGGTATATCTGAAGACTCTGAGGCGTTCCGTAGCTCTATGCACAACCTAGACGCTGGGGACACAGACGCCCAGTTGAAGTCGTTGATTGCTGGTCAGAGCGAGTACGGCAACGCCTTCGCCAGAAATACCCAAGGTACAACTTTGTCAAACGCTCTGAGGGGTCTTAAGCTCGGGGAGCAATCCAATGTCAATAACTATGGTTTGGGCCAAGTTAAGAGCTTGTACGGTATTGGTACCCCAGGAGGTAACAACGCCCAGTTTAGCAACCCTGTATTCGGTCAATTTGCTACCGCAGGCAGGGCTGAGGACCATAGCTACGATGCGGCTACGGATGCCTACAAGGCTCAAATGGACCAGTACAATGCTGACCAAGCCTCTCAGGGAGATATGCTGGGAGGTATAGGTGGATTGATAGGTGCCGGAGCTTCGTTCTTTGTTCCTGGTGGTCAAACAGGTCAACTCGCGGGTCTGGGGGCTAGCTTGGGCAAGGGATTGGGTAAAGGCTTGGGCAAACGCTAGGGGGTCATATGGACTTTACTCAATTTATTGACCCCAGCTCAGCTACTGCCGGTATTGACCCGACAGACTACCAATCTATGGGCTTGGCGGCTCAGAAGCAACGTCGCCTTGCGGAAATGCTGCGCCAGCAAATGAAGGACAACCCGCCTAGTCAACCTCAAATGGTTGGAGGTCGTTACATCAGACCTAGTTGGTCTAGTGGCTTGTTGGATGGGTTACAGTCAGGTTTGGCTCAGTTTGCCCTTCAAAAGGCTGACGCTGCTGACTTGGCTACCCAAAAGTCTCAGATGGACGCTGCCGCACAATGGCGTTCGTCTTTGCCGTCCGCAACTACGGTAGAGACACCTCTAGCAGAGGGTGATATGGGCCCGAACGTACCCAAAGTTGTACAACCAACTCGGGACGCCATTCTCAAGTACACTATTGCTGGTATGACCAACCCAGCTACCGCCAAAGAGGCTGGGGTTGTGGGTCAGTCTTTGACCTCTGACCTGACTCGCGCCGAAGACATGAAGTTCAAATCTGCCGAGGCTCGTCAGGCTGCTCTTGAACGGGCTACTAACTTACAAGCTCAGGTGCAAGCTCGTCACGAGGATGTGCAAGCTCGTTTGGCGGACAGGAATCTTGACCGCGCCAGCAGGGAAGCCCTTCAGAAAGATGCCTTGGAACTTCGCCGTCAGCTTGCCGAGGGTCAGCAGGAGATTCAACGTCAAGGATTGGAAATTCGTCGCCAATTGGCGGATAACAAGGGTAATCAGAACAAGCCCTTGCCCTCTGCCCAAGCTACAGCCTACGTCAACAACAATGTTGCCCTGGGCAACATTGATAACGCGCTCAAGGATGCCGAGGCAAATCCTAAAGCATTCGGCTTAAAGGGTATGCTACCCAACTCAGTGCTGACTCGTCTTGACCCCAAGGGGGTACAGGCACGTGCGTCGATTGCTAACTTGGGTTCTTTGAAGATTCACGACCGTTCTGGCGCAGCTGTTACAGCCTCGGAAACACCAAGATTGTTGCCATTCATTCCCACCCCTGATGATGACTTGCCCACTATCCGCACAAAGTTGAACGGATTCAAGCGCGAATACAACTTGATGCAGCAAAATATTGAGGACTTTGCGGCTACGCAGGGCTATCGCTCTCCGCGTACTCAAGTAGATGCGGGGGATACCGTTGACTTTGGGAGCCTACCCAAATGAACGTCAAACTTCCTGACGGCACCATTATTCGGGATGTACCCGAGGGTACTACCAAGGCACAACTATACGCCAAATTGCAAGCCAACGGCTACGACATTGCTAAGTTGTCAGGGTCAACTGAGGCTAACACTTTGGACTTTATTGACCGAGTGAAGAATGAACCTTCTAGACGCAATGAAGAATTGGGTGGTGGTATACTAACCAATATCGGTGCCGGCATGAACAATGTCTACCAAGGGGTTCGACAACTTCTTGGTAAAGGCGAGACTGACCCACAAATTGAAGAGCGTCGTAGACTCAACGACCAACTTGCCGAGGGTCAAACCGGTGGTGGGTTGGCCCAAATGGGCGGTGAGATGGCTATGGGCTTGCCTATCGCAGCTCCTGTCGCTCAAGTGGTCGGCAAGGGTCTGACTATGCTCCCTCGTATAGGTGAGGCACTAGCTAAAACAGGGGCCGTAGGGGGCCGTATCGCCTCGGTAGGGGGGGTAGGTAGGGGCGCTCTTGAAGGGGGTCTCCTAGCCGCTTTAAACCCCGTTACGGAGGATGAATCGAGGGGGGTAAATACCGCCTTCGGCGCTATTGGCGGAGCAGTACTTCCAGCCCTTGCTACAGGGGGTTCTATCCTGTATAAGACACTCTCTAAGGGCAACGCCCCCAATCGTGCGGCCAAGATATTTGAGGACCAGTTGGGCCCCAACAACATGCACGACATAGCCTTCAGATTGGACCAACAAGCACCGCCAGTATTGCCCCTTTCCACGGCAGCGCGTACCGACAATGCTACATTGGCCTCGTTGGAGAGGGGTGCCCGTTCCCGCAATACCGATGACTTGGCCTATAATCAGTCCAAAGCTGTAGCGAACAAGGCTTGGAGCGAAGTACAAGGAGCCACTACCCAAGCTGACGATTTAGCTCAACGAGTGACTGACCGCGAAGCAACTATACAGTTGTCTAAAGACCATCTCAATCAGTTCAATAAGCCTCGTGCCCTAGGCAGGGCCACCAAGATTGTATCCGACACCGCAGAAGAATTGCGTAACACTCCTGCGGCTCGACAAAACCCAGAAGCTACTGATTGGATTTCGCGTACAGAAGCCAGTCTCAAACATCCAGAGCGTACGGCGGGTGACTACGCCAGCCGTTATTGGCGTCTCAGCGAGGCTATAGACAGCCCAACTACCTCAGTCGAAGTACGTGGGTTACTTATAAAGCTGCGC